GTCAATAACAGCCTTGGCTACTGGCTTTGGTGGGTTTTTGCCGGGGGCACCACAACATCGTACTTTCATATCATCTATTCCTATCGAAGCGTTGCTTCATCAGTTCACGTTCAAGGGCCGCGTCAATGCGCGCTTGAGTTTGCCGCTCTTGGCTGGCAAGGCGCTGCTGGAACTCCGTCGCCTTGTTCTGCATCCGTTGCTGGTCAAGAGCCAGTTCTTGCTGGTCCATCTGAGCATCCATTTGTTGCTTCTGAGCATCCAACTGCAACTCCTGTTGCTTCAATTGTACCAGAGGATCAGGCTGTTGCTGACCGGCACCCGATACTTGTGCAGTCAGTTGCTTCAGATTCTGGAACTCTTGAGCATTCAGGCGGGCTACCATGGACTCTAATTCTAGCTCCATGTCCGGCGTCAGAGCCTGACCACCCGTCTGCTGCATCAACATCGCCGTAGCCATCTCCTGCGACTTGATCTTTACATGCTCCATAATATGCTTCTGTAGCGAAATAGCCGACTGCGGCATTGCTTGAAGCGTGGGCGACGTGCCAAACGTCAAATGCGCAAGTATATGCGCGTCATGATCCTGCCCCTCGAACGCTTTCAACTGCACGTTATCCAGAGAATCAATGTTCTCCTGCGCAGGGTCCTTTGGAATAGGATCGTCGGACGAGGGCGCTATCAACACTTTATCAATGTCTCTTATCCCCAGTGCCTCGTACATGCGACGGTAAGCCTCGTGCAGGTCGTGCATTTGCGGTGCCTGCATGGCCATTTCAAGCTGAGACTGCGCCAAAGCAATCCGCTGAGCTTGTGAAAATACGTTCGGGTTGGATACAGGAACAACGTCCACGCGGTCGTCAAAATCCTGCGCCATGATAGTACGGTCACCGCCTTCTACCGCAAACGGGTACTCCTGAGGCAGATATTCCGACATGACACGCGCCAGAAGCTTAAACTCTTGGCGCATGCTGTAATGCAACCGCTTGTGGACAGCACTCATGACCCGTGAGCCCTGTTCCAAGAGCGCAACAGTCGTGCCTACCGGTGCCTGCTGATTGCCGTCACCGACCTTCATGTCCGTGATCGTGGCGAAACGACGACCCGCATCTACCACAAAACCTAATAACTGGAACAAGGTGCCGTCAGGCCCCTTGAAGGGCAACGGCATCAGAGAGTCTCTAATGGCACCTCCGGGGGCGTCAACGTCTCTGAATTCTCCCGGTTGCAAGGGCTCCTCATCATCTCTAACTCGGAGACCGCGAGCTTTAAATCCAGCAGGAAGATTAGAAAGAGTGCCAGCGTCAATAAGCTGACGAAGGGCAGCAGTCGCGGTTCTTGAGAGGCCCCCAATCGTGTGAATAAGTCCGAGCCCATAGAAACCAAACCCCGGCAAAAACTTGTAGTGAACAAAATACTGAATTTTTCGCTTCAGTTCGTCTTCTTCACGGTAGTTACGACGAACAGACAAAATTTGCCCGTTGTCTTCGCTAATGGTCACCACATAAGGCACCTTAATGCCCGTCGGCTCACCATCTTCCCCCATGTCCTCAAAGCCCGCTAGGTCAAGCTCTACATGGCATTCCAGTAGCGTGCAATCATAATCAATGTTGCTGTGCTCCATGCCGCCAATCTTGTCTAGCTCATCCGTCACCTCATTAGAATTAGGCAGGCTAGGCAACACAGAAACATCACGATAAAACCCCATGACCTGACGCTTGCGCAAATCATTCAAGGGCATCTTCACAACTTGCGTGATATTCGGGCAAGAGTCCAAATCACTCGCACCATATGGCACGACAATGTCCTCCGCAGGGACAAACTTGCTCACCGCACGGTCAATGGTCTCGTCGTAATACACCTTCTTGAACGTAGAACCCGCCAGCGGCAAATAAAACAACATCTGGTCAAATTCAGGCGTGTAATCCTCCATCACATCCGTGATGTAGTAATTCATAAACTCCTTAACACGCATGGCCTGCGCTTCACGGTCCTTTGTCTTCTCCCCAATAACCGTCGTGCGAACAGGCCCAGAAGGGGGCAGCAACTCATTGAATGCCTGCGCTTGAAACTGCGTGGCCGCCTCCGCCATCAAAGGGTGCGTGACACCCGTGGCACCGCGGAATGGCATTGTGCGGTCTTCATAGGTGTATCCAAGAAGTTCCAAACCTTTAGAATACGCGTCTTCCCACTCAGAACGAGACGCCTTATTGGCCTCAAACTCACCTAAAAGCTCTGAAGCCAGAGCGCCGAGTTCACGGTCGTCCAAATCCTCCGCAAGGTTTCGGTAAAAATCACCCTCATCGACCCCAAGCATCGCCATAGGGTCAAAGTCCACAATAACACCGCCATCGTCAGACTCCTCAATCTCAATCCCTTCGGGAAGAAGCGCGTTGCCCTCAAACGTGCCCGGGGCCGCTAGCTCTATGTCTAACTCCATGTCCTCTTCAGTAACTTCCGGCATCATTGCCGTGCTGTCCATCAGCGAGGAAAGAATCGCTTTATCGTCACCGTTAGCCATCAGGCTCTCCTACTTGTGTATGGGGCAAACGCGCCCATGCCGCGTCTTATAACTGGGGTATTGAACATCGCATTGGCCCGCGGCACAAGGGCCGCGACGCCTCCGCCGTTAGCGTAATTAGCATACGGCTTAACTTCTGGCGAAGAATACGCTTTTTCCATCTCAGGCGTTATCTTTAACAGCCATACAGACATCACGGCTTTTTCTTTTTCCGAATCCTTCGGAGTAAGGAGGATCCCTCCTCTACGCAATTCACCATTGTATTGCTTTCGTTTAGCCAGCTTTTTTACATAGGGCGCAAGAACATTGTCGTAAAATTTAAACTTTTTGCCCCCGTATTTTCTGTTTTCTATGTCATCCGTGGTAAAGGCTATGTATTCTAACCCGCTATCTACTGCTTCTTTTAATGCCCGACGAAAACCAACTTCATGCCAGTTGTCCTTAAGCGGCGCATCTGGAACTGTTCCTGATATTTGTCCGCCCGAGTAGATTGCGTCTCTGATCTCAGGTGCTCCGATGTTGTATTGTGACTTCAATGTTTTTTTAACATCCTTGACCACGCCTTTCTTGAATTTGTCTTTGAGGTCTTTTAGCTCCTCTGGGTCAGCATCTGGTATAGCCGGTACTCCCATCCTGTAATTAAGCACATTGTCGTCAAGCTTATCGAAAAATTTCTGACGCTTATCGGGATCTTCAATAGATTTTGCCACCAAGGAATTATATTCAGGCCGTATTTCCTCCATACTCGACCTAAAAGCATTCAATTTAACGTCGGTAAAATCCCCCCTGTCTACACCATAAGCTTCCGCTATATCAAATAAAACAGTTAAATCGTTAGCGTACTCGTTTGCAGCTTGGTGCCAATCAGATTGAATTTCATCCACATATAGCGCTTCTACGGGCTTATCCCCATCATAAACGGTACGCTCATTTAGACGAATATGAACAACCGTCTCTTCAGGGAGCCCCTTGTGATAACTCGGGATGCCGGGACTTTTACTGGCCCTCATTCCTTCGGGATCTGGGGTGGTTGTAACGGCAATTGTTCTTGGCGATCTTGCCTTTTCAATCGTATAGCCCTCGGGAGCCGCTCTGTTTAAAGTGTAGGCAGTCTCATGAAAACCTTTTACAAAGTTGTCCGACAAAGGCCGCGAAAGGTCGTCATCCACCGAGTTAATATGGTCTAGTATTTCTTGTTTAGTGTACTTTTTTGAATCGTCTAAAAACGAAGGAAGATCAAGCCTTTCTAAATCCTCTTGCTTGATGCCCGCGTTTTTAATTAACCCCAGCATCTGAGGGCCCGTGCCCTTTTCTTGCTTTAGGGAAGAAACAACATCCGGTATTGAACTAGGAAAAGAAACAGGCGGGGGCTCAATGTTGGGTAAATCCCCCCTCAAAGCGCCCATGTTGACAGGGTACACCCGCCTTTCTTTCGGGCCATAGGCCGTTAAAACTTCTGATTGGTATAGGTCCGGTTTTTCCTGAATATAGCTAGAAAAAACACTTTCCCTTTGTAACCCCAAAGGAGATCGTGTTGCTTGCTCTATGTCATAAGGATATCTGGCTTGCGCGGCTTCATATTGAAGTCTAGGAGAAGGTATCTCTTCGTTGGCAAGCATTTCTCTGGCCTTGACTTTCGCGCTAAAACCTTGAGGAGATAGCACTTGACTTAAATCTGTTGTGGCTGGGCGAACAAACCCCTCTTTTTGAGAAATATAGTCTTGTATTGCCGCACTGAAATGTCTTTCGGGGCCCCCAAAAAAAGAAGGCTTTCCCCCAACCCCTGTTTTGACCACAAAAGAATCCGTTGTGGCATTGTACAAAACAGGCGATCCACCCTCCTTTTCTCCGCGGGCTGCGTCAAAAATAGGGGACGTGGAAGCAGGCCAAAAAACAACTTCTTTATCTTTAAGTTCAGGGTATGCTTCAAACCCGTTGTCCCACTCTATTACTTCACCCAGTTTTCGGGAAGACTCTCTGCCAGAAGCAGTTTCAGGAATTAAATCATTCTCAACATACTCATTAAATTTGTCGAACTTTAAACCGCCTTCACCATGAATAGGTATGAAAACTCCGGGTTTGTTTTCCAGCGTGCGAATAACCCCTGTTCTGCGATATATAGCGTCATCACGACGCCCTGCGTTAAACATCTCTTCCGCATCATCCACAGCCTTCTTAAACCGGCCTGACGCTCCAGAGCCACCCATCATGCCCAAGATAGTTCCGGTTTCTCCCGCCGTCATCGCCGCCGTTGCAGGCGACATCATGGCCGGAACAGACAGCATTAACTCTTCCGCCCCCACCACCTGACCAGTCTTAGGATCGTAAACCCGCTCCTCGCCAGCAAGCGCCGCTTCACCAGAAATACCCATCCGGCGAACCAAACCCTGCAACGCATCCGGTGCAGAAGACAACGCTTCCATGACCGCGGCACGGGCCTCTGGGTCCCGAAGCAACCCCTTAAACGACGCAAGTCCCTGAAGTGCCTCAGGGACCGCCGCTTCTACATCACCATACTGCCCCGGAGTAACCACGCGCTCAACTTGACCCGCTTCAGGACTCTCAACAACACGCTCTTCGTAAGGCTTCTCAACCTCCCGACGAAACGGCATCAAAGGACTAAGCAAACGACCTATGCCAGAAGCCTCAGGGCCAAAACCATACTCGTAATCCTTTACAGCACCACCCTCCGCATAACCCCGCATCTCATAGCTCTCCTGCGGCGTCATAAACGTGGCTTCCTTGCCTTCAATCATCTGACCAATGATACGCTCCGCCTCTTCCCGAGTCTTAGCAGGAATCTGCATACCAAGCTCATTGTTGCGAAGATCCATCTCCTTGCCAGCAAACTTGCCACCAAGAACCTCTCGGATGTAATCCGTGTCTAAATACTCTCTGGCCTGAATGGCTTTCTTCGCCGTAGCAGGACTCTCCGCATTCGCCGCTAACCAACCTAACGCCAAATGACGCGCCGCATCACCACGACCGTCCAACTCCTCCTTGGCACCATACTTCTTGCCAAGACTAGACGCCCAGTCAAGGTCCGCAGCCTTGATACCTACAAGCTTAGAGACAAACGCCTCAATGCCGGGACGATCGTACTGCATCAGCGACGAGCCATCGGCATGATACCCTGTTGCATCGTGGGCATTGGCCCTTGGCCCGTGGGCCGTGGTTGCATGGCCTTCAACGTCCGACGAAGGGCCGCGGCCCGTCGCTCTTGGCTCACGGCTTCTGGGGATTGATATTGCATCAAAAACGACTCAATGCCTTGGCCCGTTACAGGAGAATCCTGCATGGACGAAACAATACCTCCGTCCGCAAAGCGAAGTTGAGCACGAAGAGCATTCGCTCTTCTTTGCGCTGCCGCTTGCCCTGCTCGTTCCGCCTGTGCCGCTTCCGCTGCTTTTTCTGCGGCTATCGCGGCAAAAGGGTCCACTGCACGGCCAGTAGTAACAGTGCTAATTCCGTTGAGGAGAAGATTTGAGGAAACAACCGGACGTTCTGCCGAAGCGGTAGCCCCTTCTTGAACTGTGTCAACATAAGGCTTGTCCGCATAGTAGGCTCTATCGATGCCAGTAGGGCCTCCAAAAAGGCCTCTAGAAGGCTGCGCTCCCTCCTGCATAGGCACCGCCGCTCCCACCTGCTGGGTAGATAACGTACCGCCCCCTGCTTGGGCAGGGGCTGCCGTTGGGGCTGCCGTTGGGGCTGGCGTCGGCGTCGGAAGGCCGCCAAAAGTTAACTGCGGCTCAGGGACTGGGGGTGGCGTCGGCGTCGGCGTCGGTGTAATTGCCGGAGCTGGCGTCGTTGTTGGAGATGGCGCAAGAGTAGAAGGCTGGTTGTAGAAAATATTGTCCCCAGCAAACGCCGCCCTTGCTTGGTCAATCAAAGATTCGTGCAACGGTGACCGTCCTATTCCAAAGCCCCCTATAGACATTTCGTACAGGTCATCCCGAGACAGGCCTTCAGTTATCAATCGGCCTTGCTCGTCAATAAGACCCATGTCCACGTATCGCTGAATCTGATCCTTCTGGCCGGGCGTCGTACCCATTGTGTTTACATCGTACAGATCGAAATACACGTCTTGGGGAGTTCTCGGGCCGCTAGGCCCGTGACCGAACGTCAGATTTTGGGTTTGTGCCTGTTCGTTTTGGGTTTGTGCCTGTTCGTTTTGCAGGCGCCAAGAATTCATTTCTGCTTGGGTAGAAGGCATTCCCGCCGAAACCCAATCGTTGTACCACTGTTGTTGGTCGGCAGTGGCCGTGCCATCGTTTACCCGGGAAATAATGAAGTCTTTGTTTGCGTTCCACTGCGCTTCTGTGTTCCCACCAATACCCATAATTTCTTCAGCAATGGTGCCGCCGCCGCTAACACCACCTCCAGCAGGAGTGGTTTCTGGGCCCGGGAGCGGCTCGACAGGCGTCGCCGGGGTAGGTTCATACACTAAGGTGGGGGTGGCCCCTACAGGCGGTTGGTAAGGGTATACCAAACCAACATCTCCTGAATAAGGGTCCGTTTTCTCATACGGCGCATACGGATCATACGTGTCATAAAGGTTTGGCTGCTCCGTCGCCGAAACCAAAATGTCCTCCGACGAAAAGTAAGGTTGCTCCGCTGTGCCACCCGTCGGAGGCTGGCCGATAAATACCGGTCTCGTGGTTATTGACCCGTCATAACTGCTGCCGGGCTGACTCACACCGCCTAAACCGTACTGGTTTAGATACGTTTGCGAGGGTGTGAAACCGCCCTGCTCTTTGGCATTGTCCAGAGCAACCAGAAGAGCTTTAAAGCGCCTTTCGTTTTCTGCATTAAGGCCTTCTAACACAAAATCTTCGGTGTAATTAAAGTTGGGGTCGTTCCAAAGCTTAGCCAGCCATGTGGGATCCGACTGCTCTACGCCTTTTGCCCAATCAATAAACCAGTCGTAGTCGTCTCCCGTGATTAGACCTAAAGCTTTAAGGGTCTCAAACATCTGCCGGTTGGTCGTGTCAGGCATAAAGTTCAAGAGGTTGTTTTCGTAAGTCACATAGGAAGGTAGTTGTTTCGGGCCGCCATAGTTCGGGCCGCCATAGTAATTACCGCCACCATAGTAATTACCGCCACCATAGTAATTACCGCCACCCACATTGACTGGAGCTACCATAAGATTTACCCGTAGTATTGCATCGGCCTTATGTGAGCGTCTTCGTCGCCCCAATCATCCGACGGCAGTTGTACAAAATTTCCTTGTCGATAACGCATTAACGCCTGAGTCGTACTGTCTACCAAATCGTCATGCTCCCCATTGGGAAAAGCCGCGCATTCCTCCACGACTTCCTCGGCCCAAGACTCGTCCGGTGCCCAAATCATGCCGCTCTCAAATAACGGAGAAACAGCATAAACCCTTGACACCTTGTCGTTACCTCGACTAGGGGTAAAGTTTACCACAGGAATGCCCATATTTCGTAATTCATGCGTCAAAGGCAAACCACTAGCTTTCGCTTCAATAATCACTGTTTCAGGGTCCCAAAACCGATAGCTCTCTAACGCCACCTGTTTCAGTTCAGGAAATTCCCAACGGCCCTTCTTCGCGTCCAGCAAAATCAAATTTGGCGGCCCGCCCTCCTCAGGATAGAAAACACCCCACGTCGTGATCGCCGAATAGTCAGAACGCGTGTTTTTAGAGAACGCCGTGTCATAACTCTGGATCACGTAATGCAACTGTGGAACAGAGGGCTTATCCCAAATTTTCCACCACTCCCGCTTGATAATCGCGTTCTCATCACCCGTCGGGTTTTGCTGATACTGAGCATTCCACTTCGGTTGCGGAATGGACGCCTTGACCGCCTGCATTTCCTCAAAAGACCAGAACTCCGGCCAAACAGGCTTGCCAGAAGGCAACTCCATCGGGAACTCAATGACTTCCCACTTGTCCGCCAACGCATCTCGACCCTGCGCTTTGATCAATTGGCCCGTCAAATCCTTTTCGTGCCACCGCGTCATCACCACAATAATGGCTCCGCCCGGCTGCAAACGCTGACGAGGACCACCCGTGTACCAGTCCCACGCATCATCGAAACCGTTCATCGACATCGCCGTCTGCTCCGAGTGCGGATCGTCAATAATGATCAAATCACCACCGCGGCCCGCCAAGTTTGAGCCAACGCCCACGCCGTAGTACATGCCACCTTTGGCCGTGTCCCACCGACCGCTGGCTTTTGAATCCGCTGACAGGGCGGCGTCCGGGAATATGTCTAAATAATCCTCCCGTTCAAGCAGGTTTTTGACCTTTCGACCAAAGTTGACCGCAAGCTCCGTGGTGTGCGTAGCCTGAATAATCTTCATCGCGGGCTTTTTGCCAATCATCCACGCCGGAAACAAGAAACTGGCGAACTCAGACTTGGTGTGGCGCGGCGGCATGTTGATGATCAGGCGCTTTAAATCCCCGTTTGCCACCCTTTCCAGCTTTTCGGCCATGATTTTGTGGTGCTTGCCCGCAATGAACTCAGGCCACATGGCGTTCACAAAGGTCAGAAAGTTGTTTTGAGCGGCCTCGACCCGCTCAATCTGAGCAAGCCGGTATTCAAGCTTCAGAATCTTCTCTTCTAGCTCTTCTTGGGTCTGAAAAGTAGCCGACATTTAGCGCCCTCGGAGGCTTATACGATAGTGCCTAGCTTACAACATTATTTAAGCTATGTATAAGATCGATAAGTTTTAAAAATTTTTAAAATTTTACCCCCGTCTGGGTCTCTTTTGGACGTTTTTTAATCAAAGGTGACAATTTTTGTCACCCCTTCTCAGGCTTACCTATTTTTTCTACAAAAAATGTTCCACGTGGAACATCCGGCACTAAATGTTCCACGTGGAACACCGTATCTTTTTTTCACAGTACTGTTTGTAAGAAACATGCACCTTGATGCCGCTGTGGCGGCGGGGGCGGCGGCGCGCGATGCGCGGCCCACGGCCAGCGATCCACGGCGCGGGAGACGCAATCGCGGACTGGGTCCCACGGGTCCCCGGCCACGGTCCACGGCCAACGGGGCGCGGACCCCGGGGAAAGTGTCATGACAAAAGCAACGCGGAAAACGGGCCACGGGGCGCGGTGCCTGGTCGATCGGCCCGCAGCAAATCCCGGAACGCTGCCGAACTGTGGCCACGGTCCACGGGCCACGGTTCCCGGAACGCTACCCACGGCCCACGGGGCCCGGTACGTTTGGCAGGGACCACGGCCCGCGGGGCAGGGGTGCGATGTTACGGGCACAAAAAAGCCCGCACGCGGCGGGCTCGGTGAGCGGGTGGCGGGTTAGATCCGATCGGGCCCAATCCCCCAGCACTTGGGGCACTTGCGCCGCTCACCCTCGGGAATGCGGCGGGCGTGATTATTGCCTAGCATGGGGGCACCGCACCGCGTCTCGGATGCACTGTGGTCCGCTAAGTGCCATTGCCCTAAGGCCTTCACCCAATCAAAAAATGTAGTCATCTTAAATACTCCCAAAGTGAAAAAAAGAAACCGGCCACGTGGGCCGGTTCTGTTTATCGCATATCACCGCGGGCTGGTCAACTGTCGGGATAGTACCAATGGGGCGCGTGGGCATTCTCCCCGAACCGCTCGAAATAGTCGGCATAATGTCGCGCCTCGCTATACCAGCGGAAATACACGGGGGCGGCCTGCCTATCTAACCGAGACCGCAACGCGGCACGGTGCCAGCGTAAATACTGGGCGGCCTTCCCGCGCCAGTGCTCGCGCCTGCTCATGACGCCACCGCCAACACTTCGGGGTTATCAATGACAAAGCCCGACCGGTCACGCGCCGCAGTTCCCTTCGCCCGCAATCCGACAATCTTACCCACCGCCCGATAGTTCAGGATATCGGAGCGGTCCCCATCAATCACGCGCCGCCCGCGGAACTGGGCAGGCAACCCGCCGCGAAACACTACCGCCACCGGCAAACCAGTGGACCAAGCCCGCGCCACTTGCCGGGCATACTGGGGCCGCCCGCTGTAGCTAAAAATCAGCCGGTAATTGTCGGGGGTTTTACAAAGCCGCGCGGCCAGTTTGGTGTAATCGTAAAAGAGAATTTCGGGGAAGGCCTGCGGCACCCCGTACTTTTCCCACTCCACATCGGACAAAACATTGAGCCGCGCAAAGGGCATTGCGCCGGACCGCCTGCAAGTGTCGCGGAAATTTTCGAGTTCGCCTTTTAACTGAACCATAAAAGCGTACGGGTCAGAATAAAACCAGTCCGCCCGCGCCTGCCGCGCATCGGTAACACTGTCAAACCTGCCCCGCCCTTGATTGCGTAGGCATTCCGGCATACAGCCCGCCGCCTTACTGCCCGCGCATAGCACGGGATCGGGGTGGAGGGATAAACCCGCAACGCGTGCCCGCGATACTGGCGCGCCCTCGATTTCTCCGAACCCGTGATCGAAGCCCGCGCGGGTGGTTTTACCTAACTTGGGGTTGCCCCCAGTAGTGTCCAAAAGTCTCATGATTAACACTCCCAAAGTGTCGCGGCAGGATTGCCGCCCGCCCTTTATCGCATATATCGCGGCCAAAAAAAAGCCCCGCCGAAGCGGGGCCCACTTGGGGAGTGTACAGTTCACGCGGCCATCGCTACGCGTTGCCAATCGGAGCGGGGCAAGTCCAACACGCGCCCGCCCAGTTTCTGCCAATCGTCAACGGTGTCCGCGTCCGCTTGGTGAGCCACGGCGGTCACGGCGTTGACCATGGTGGCGCGGGTGACGGGCTGGCCGGTATAGCCTGCCTGCCCGATGGTGGCGAGCAAGCCGTCCAACACGCTGGCGGTCTCTTTTTTGGTGAGGGCCAGCACTTTGCCCAGCGACTCAACGGCGACTTGCGGCGAGCCGTTGATGGGGTCCGCGTGCGCTTGGCGCATTTTTTCGAGCACCTCATCAAAGGATTCGCGGCTAGCGTAAGCGGCGGTAAGGTCTCGGATCTGGAGCGACAGGGAATGATTATCCGCGTCCTTTGCCTCATCGCTCAGCAGGCCCCACGTATCGGCATCGCCACGCGCCCCAGTGATATGAGACTTGCGGGTCCGCTTTTCGGTTTGCATCCCATTGAGACAAGCCAGCGTCCAAAACATCTGGTACACGTTGATCGAGCCGCACCCCACCTCAGAGTTAGACATACCGATGCCAAGGGCCATCACGTCACCTACCGCGGCACCCTCGCCAGTGATCACCTCAGACTTCAGGCGCAGGTACAGCCGCTTATCGGTGACCGTGCCATTGACCACGCGCCACTGAGCGTCCGATTCCATCAACTGCGGCAACGCGGCATTGAGCAGGTGAGCATTGTCAAAGGTCTTGAATTTGTCGCTCACGAAGGCCCGCGCCATGCCGGTGTTGTTGCCGTTGTCATATGTGCGGAGCATCCGCACCGCTGGCTCTTTTCGCCAGATGGCATTAATCAGCCCGTCAAACTCCACCGAGTACCCTTGCTGGAGGCGGCGCGCCGTCCGAACGTCAAGCCCCGCCCGCTGGGCAATCTGGTCAAAGGCCACATCATTGGCCGTCAGGATTTGAGTGGGCATCCCGCCCGCCTGCTCCATGATGATCTGGCTGACGTTGCTACCGTCCCCACGGTCACCGGTCATAAGCTGAAGCTGATCAGTGGGGGCCAGAAAGTCCTGCGATCGGTTGGCTTGCTCTTGAACCTGCTGGAGCAAAGTGGAAAGGGTGTTAGCTGAATTTTCGATTGAATGTGTCATGATTTAACTCTCCCAAAGTTAGCGGCGAAATTGCCGCACGCCAAATGTATGCGATACCCGATCGGAGCGCAAGCCCCTCAAAAAAAATATTTTGCCCCAGAAACCATGCGGGGTTCAGGCCGATGAGAGGCCGTTTTTGCAGCTTCTCGCTCTACGTTTCTCGGTGTCAAGCCCCCCGAATTCGACAATCCGGCTCTGTCATAGAAGCTTCAAAAGCATTGACTTTCGATTTTCTACGAGTTGAGCAAAGGCCGATTGGTAAAATACTCCCATGCAAGCCGCAAGCCGGATGCATTGCTCTTTAACAGCGCTGGCCTAGCACCGAGACGCGAGTCCGCTATCGGATGGCAACCCCCACAAACAACTTTCACGTTCACTTTGGGAGAACAGCAATGAGAAGAATCAAAAAAGCAACCGCCGCAGAACGCGAGGCTTACTTGGCATCTAACCCTACCTACCCGCTGTATGGCTGGTACGTGCTAGACGGGCATCGGTGCCCTGTCGAGGACTTGCGGTGCTGGGGAGAGGGAGACCCGCAATACGAGTTTCTAGCTCCAGACCGGTACAACCTTCAAGGCTACGGCACCCATACGTTGCTGGGCTTTACCTTAAGAGACCTTGAGGAACAGCTTAGTTATGAGTCGCTAGAGCCGTGCGAAAAGGGCTGTCAATGCGGTTGGGATCTCTGAACCATACACCCCGCTCCGGCGGGGTTTTTTATGCCCACAAAAAAGCCGCCCGAAGGCGGCGTGAGGTGGACCGTGTAGGTCAGTGGCGGGCCAGTGCCGCAAGCTCTTCTAACGGCGAAGTATCCACCGCTATCTCCCGAAGCCTGTCGATCTCATCCGCGGCCTCGGCGGCATATTCCCTTGCTCGGCCATAGGCCTCGGCGGCTTCCTCGGTCCGGCCCGCACTCAGCATCATGGCCATGTACTCCACATTGAAGCGCGCCAGCGTTGCAGGGTTTTCTTTTCTGTTGCTCATCACACATTCCTCGCTAGGAGCGAGCAAATCCGATCGCCCTCTTCGGTTACAGGCGCAGGCCTGCCAACGTAATCGTCATACAGCCAAACGAAATGCCCGCGGGGATCAAGCCCCCGCTCACAACACGCGTCCACCCACCCCTGCGGCAACGCGTGATCGTATGTCTGCCCCTCATACCGCGCAATGGCGGCTTCGCCTACTGTTTGCATTATCGAAGCTCCTCCGTGGATTCAAGGGTGTAGCAAGAGTCACCGTCATACTCGCGGCAATCTGAAATCTCCAGATCCCCACAGATAGGTGAATACCAATCGTGCTCCACAGTTTCAAAGTTAGTTATAGAGGCGTTATACATATCGGACACGCGCTCATCAAAAACACGCTGAGCGATTTCAATGGCTTCCTCTTCACTGCGCGCCAAGACATCAATCTTGGTGGACATCTCCACCCACCCATCGACTTGATAATGGTGGCGCGTTTCGATTGAGGGCCAAAGCTCAACTTCCGCTAACGCCGCCGCCACTTCATCGGCCCGACTATCTGGCTGTTGGTCTTCGCGCGCCCCACAGCGGGGGCATTCAAACTTCGACTGGTCCGCGCCTGTAATTTTCTTAGGCCGAATGTAGTCGGTCTTACACTCGCAGTCCCAATAGTCTTCGTTCAGAGCTATAACTTCAGGTGCTGTTTTCATTATCGACACTCCGCTTCATTTAACAGAGCCACGACATCGGAGGGACTCTCCACCATGCGCTGGCTGATGAATGGAATACCGTCCACGTCAAAGTCCCAGCAATCACTAGCGTATTGCCGAGCATCCTTTTCTGAGTCAAACCACCGAATAGAGTCGTGACAGCACGTGCCATCATCGACTAGCCAAAGTATTGCTTTCATATCTGTTCTCCCAAAGATTAGGCAACATTGCCCAATAACAGGATATGCGATACTAAACCGGCATTGCAATAGTATTTAGAATATTTTCCCAGTCGCCCGTTTGATTGGTGTACACCATGGGCTCCGTAGTCAGGCCGTCCATCCGCAGGTCCACCGCCTGACTGGCGTGGTACAGGAATATCTCCCGCCCGTTATCTTCTTTTCGCTGAACCAAAATCCAGCAACTGCCGCGCTTGTGCTTACTAGCAAAAGCCACTTGGTGGGGAGAAATCTCAACCTTGTTCTTTTTCGCCACCTTCATCTCTACCAGATGGAAGGCACCGTTGGGGTCCATCAGCAAAAGATCAGGGAACCCAAGGGTGGCCCTAGATTCCACCCGAGTGTAGGCCCAGCTAGGCTGATACTTAAGTATCCCTGCCTTGAACGCCTGCCAGAGGCTCGCTTCTCTTGGTTTACGCGCCTTCTTTACCGGTTCCAATATGTCGATGCTCATTTAAAGCGAGCCTTTCTTAATTCCCACGCCTTCTTTTCCAAGGGATGTGAGAAATACGGCTCAATGTTTTTTCGCTCACCCTCAAAATACTCCCCCCTACAACGCCTTTCCCACTCCGATTTGCCGTACCAAATCTTGCCTACAAAATTAACTAGGAACATCTTCTTGTATAACCTCCGCGTCCTCTACATCCCCATCGTCAAGAATTGCCATCATGCGCTCTCTGGCTTGGCTCCGCTTGCCTTTGCCCGTGCTAGATAAGTCCACATCGTGCATCAGAGGCTGGTAGTTCTGCTTAAGCTCATCCAACGCCTTCATCACCTCTTCCTTCGACATCTGCTCAATAGACCCATGACGGATCTCAGTCTTATTAACGTAGATATCTCCCTGCGCCTGACCCCTGCGGTACTCGGCTTGAACCGCGGCTGAATACGCGCCAGCATCTAACGCCGCGTCACGGATCCGCTGAAGGTCCCGAAGGTGCCGCTGGTATTCCACGCCATACTTCTGGTCCAGTTCCTGTCGGTATTCCCGTATGGCCTTACAAACGTGGGGGCTTATCCGCGGGTTGGTCAGTTCAGAGGCACGAACGTGGGCAGACTTCTCAGGGTAGCCTGCATTGATCGCCGCCTCCCGCATCGTAATCTGGCCGTCCTTGCTGACTAGCTCACGGACAAACAGTTCTTGCCTGCGGTTTAGCCGCTTCTCTTTCAGGGGTGGTCTGCCCCGCCGTTTCTCTTGCCGCTCTTCAGGGATAGGGGTGGTCTTCGCGCCAGAGAATACCTTGGCGTAGCGTGATTTCTTCTCAGCCATACGGGCTCCCAATATATGAGTAAGTTCAAGAACCATAAGCTTGGCAGGCCTTAATTTCAAGTTCTATATAGTGTTTTTTCCAGAGAAATAAAAAATATTTTTTTCATTTTTCGCCAGAATATTTAAACCAATTCCTTGATTAACGTTTTGTAGTACACATGGTGTATACCACCGTTACCCCCTCGTTACCCCCAAAAGTGAGTGTTTATGCGGGCTAGAGACCCAAGGTAACGCGGTAACGCCGGTAACGGCCATTTTTTTTCTTTTTTATTTTTTTATGTTGCTGGGAAAAACACTATATAGAAACGCTTTTTAACCCTGACCCGTGGTCCGTGGGCCCTGAACCGATAGTACCCGCTAACAAACTATGCGATGAGGCCCTTGAATCACCGCAAATTTTGCGGCGATGAGGCTCTTGAATCTCCGCAATGCCAACTATTCACGGCCCAAGGGCCTATTTCCCATCAAGAAATATCATGATGGAATGCCTACTGAAATAGGTACTGGAGTGCATATTAGTGTAGAAGTGTAGGGAAAACCCTACTACTTTTATATATTCCCTTTCTATCCTTTTCAAATAATCTATTTGTGAAGAAAAACTCTACACTTCTACACTGGCATGTGTCGTCAAAAGCGACAGGTGTTGGTTAATTTTTAATCAAGTGCCTGTATTTCTTTGGGGATTTCCCCGAGCAAATGCAGGACGCGTTGCACCATGTGTTGCTGATTGGGAGCGGCTATAGCGAGTTCGAATTGCTGAAGAGCCTGCTTGAGATGGACGGTGGCCGTGCGAAGATGGTACTTGGAGTTGATTCGGTCGCTGTTGGATGAGGGGGCACGTAGGTTGCCCAAGGTTTGTTCAGCAGCTTCCTGAACGGGGAGGTCTTTGCGTAGCATAGTCGGTTTCCTCTTTTGGTACAGGTTATGAGTTGTTCCTTTTCGAGGTGCGTCAGGATTTTGATGGCCTGTTGGTGGGAGACCTTGAGCCGTGTAGCGAGTTCCCCGCAGGAGAATTCCTCCCCAGAGGCGTACAGTTGGGTCTCTAGGGTAGACTGGAGGAGTTCTGGGGTCATTCGTCGTATCCTGAGTACAGTTCATCGAACAGGAGTTCGGTGATGTCGTTGAGGTCGCTTGTGGTAAACACATCGGTGATGTCTCTGGCCCCGTTTCGGGTTTTGACAAAGACCACGAGGTCTTCCATTTCGTGCTCCACGGCGTTGTATTGGGCTTGGACATACAGGTCTAAGTAGGTCTCATAGTCCTGAAGGTCGAGCGTGATGGCCCCTGATTTTGGCATGGGGGACTCCTTATTGACGGCCCATGAACTTGATGGTTTCGCGGGCCTCTTTGAGCTTAGCTCTGGTGCTCATGAGTTCGGCGAAGATGTAGGCGTTGAACATGAATAAGAGGGCGAATAGGACTACATGGTCTTCTGACATAGGTATTTCTCCAGTTGCTCTTTCTCGTGGTTGAGGCATCGGTTTTCGGTTTCGAGGCGGATTATTTCTTCATCCACCCCAACGATGGCGTCTCGCAGGGCGTCTTTTGCAATGGATCTGGCCAAAGCATTATCGCCCGGGGCGAGGGACGCGATTTTTACTAGGGCGTCGGAGAGTTTCTCAGCTAATTCAAGACTCATGCGGCCACTCCCAACTGGCGTCCCCAGTCCCGTGGGCCGTGGCACATCCTGTAATGGCACTGACACTGGTGAAAAAGCAAAGGCATATCACGATGTAGATACAAAGTATCGTCACCGGACGGTGTTTTTCGTCACTCATGGGGGCGTCTCCTGTGTGTATTCTTCGTTGAGTAGATAGCCGCTGAGTACCACAAACCCTATCTTATACAGGGCCATGGTCAGATCCTTTTCGGATTCAGCACTCAGAGCGTCGATCATGGCGTTGATCACCATGTCGCAGTTTTCGTCGAGGTCTTGATTGACGGGGTCGAGGGCCTCTTGCAGCATACTGAGCCTGAACCGTGGGTCGTCGCCCAAGAGGTCGTAGAGGTTGTCTAGGCACACTTGCCGGAAGCCGTCGTCGATGGTGGCCTTGTCAATAACCTTGCCCCGTGACACGTTAATCCTGTTTGTCATAGTAATCCCCCAAAGGTCTGGTAATCTGTGTGCGTGACCACAGAGTCACCTTATCGCATACGGGGGGAGATAGGCAAGATGGAGAGGAAACTTTTTTTGGTTGTGTGGCGTGATGCGTGCGGCGGGAGCAACGTAGGCTGGCGCGACATTGCGGAGGTATGCAATCAAAAGGTAGCGACAGTATGGTCGTGCGGATTGATTGTGCATGAGGATGATGACCGGTTGGTTATCTGTCCTCACATTATTGTTGAGGATGGTGAGGCCATTGAGGGGGACGCGGAGTTAGCGATTCCGAAAGACTGGATTGTGTCTAAGCGGGAGTTGTTTGTCGATGAGCAATAGTGAAGAGCGCGACTGGGACGAGTTCTTTGATGAGTGTGATGATCTCGACTTAGATTTTGCGGAGGACCGTGACGCGTGGTCCGAGGTCCATGAGAAGTTAAACTTTTACGAAGAGCGGTTGCAGATGATTGAGCGTGCGGTGTTGCGGCTGAAGGAGAAGGGTGGGGGCTAGTCTTCTTCGGGGAAGGAGTTGAGGTGGTAGGAGATTTGTCGGCACCAGAAGTAGAGCTCGCCGTCGTCCATGTTGCCTTTAACTTTATTTGCACGTTCGCAGACTAGGCGGATGTTTTCTTTGGTATAGCCGATGCTTGGGTCGATCCGATCTACGCTGATAGAGGTTCCGCGTCTTTCGGCGCTGTTTGAGTGTTCGCCATCGTTTGCCCACGTCATTGGCATTGAGGTTAGGGCGCAGAGGCCGTGTTGTTTTTTGTAGAGGGCAATGAGGTCTTCCGGGGTTATCCCAATTTTTTCTTTACGGCGCGTGGCCCGTGATCGGAGATCAATAAAGCGTCGCCGTAGGAGCGTTTCTGGGGATCGGAAAATGCGTCCTTTAGTCCTAACATTGTCGCAATCTTTGCACATATTAGTGACGCCGTTCTTAGATCTTTTAGAGCGCGTGAATTTATCTTCGGGCTTTTTTTCGCCGCAGGAATAACATTGCTTCATCGATCGCTCCCCCAAGCGAAAGAATTAAATCCATCCTAGCTCCATGAGAACAAGGAACAAAACAAAAAGGATGAGGGCTTCACGCCAGTTTATCATCTTTTTGCTCTACTTTTATGTAATACGAAACAAAGGCGTCGCAGCTTGAGCAGGTGAGATTTGACTCTATGTCGTAGGTGTCTTCCTCTTCCAGATCAATATCTCCGCCCCATATTAGCTCGCCGCCGCAATACCAGCAGGTTGTTCTACTCATTCTTCTGCCTCCGTAGATTCTACTTTGTACCAGTGTGAGCAAGGCTCCGTGGCCCGTGATCCGTGTTTCGTGCAGAACCATTTTCGTTTAGCGACGGGCTTAGCGTGCTTACAGGTTTTGCATTCGACGGAGATGGGTAGTGAAGTTTCCCCGTGCGGCCAGCAGTGTGGCTTGAAGTTGCAATAGCGGCACTCAAAGGCGAGGGGGTTGTTAGAGACGCGCTTTGCGGAACCGTAGCGCACAACGCGGTTTGTTTTGGCGAGCAACCGGATGTAGTAGTCGTAGTCAAATTCGATGTGTTCGGCGTGGTACACCGAGGTGTTTTTGTTGTAGGCGATCACCCATGACTCGTAGTAACCGGAGAGCCCCATGAGTAGTTGCACTTGTGCGAAGTAGACGGGGTGGCTGTAGTAGACGCCGCGGGTCTTGAAGGCTGTCCACTTTTTGTCGTTCATTGATTTAATTTCAAGGATGGCGGGCACAGGGGCTTTTTTATCGGTAGCCATGACCCCGTCGGCGTGGCCTCGCAGGTGCCCTCCGAACGCTGTATATTCCCACTGCTTTTTGGTTTTAGGATCGACTTCGTAGACAAGGACGCCTGCCTGCTTTAGGTCTTTGACAACCTTCTCTTCGATGTCGTGTCCGAGTTCAAAGATTCGTAGTACGGCGGCAGGGATGCTTTTTTGGGGATAACCACGAAGGCTGTATTGCAGGGCAGCTTCGCAGGGGTTTCCCACGTTGCTTGCACCGATGTACGAGCGTCGCTCTCGCTCAGCATTTTTCTCGGTGCCCAGATCGATGGCTTTAATTAAGTCCATGTTAAAATGACTCTTGGTCCGTGGGCCGTGGATAGAACATAGTATACGATGAGGTAGATTTCAATGGTTGGTCCCGAAGGTTTTGATGGCGCAATAATTGGGATTGGATCGGTAGCGACACCGGACGGTGATCAAGAGGTACTGGTCTATGACATCCAGAGGATGGTTAGGATTTTGGTGGACAGTGAAGACATGACGCTGGAAGAGGCGCAGGAGTTTATTCACTTCAACATTCTAGGCATTTATCTGGGCCAGCCGGGACCTTGTTTTGTGCAGTCGCTGGGGTCGATATTTCCGCAACCCGGGGAGACGATACACTAATAAAAAAGCCCCGTTACAGGCCATGACACCTATAACGGGGCTTGGGTTCAAAGAAAAGTCACTTTGGGAGAAAACTTTGCGAACCCGCAGTTACAACTTAGGAGTAACCACAACCAATGATACCGATTATGCGATCGCAGTCAAGGGGTTATGCGTTCGATAATCGTCTTGGTGGAATGCCGTTCTAGCACCACCGATAAGTCTTCTTGAATTACGACGGGTTCTTTGAACCTTTTACAAAGAGCTTGGGCTGCTCGGACGG